GTCAGAGATGTTGTTAATGCAAAAGCAACACCTGGAGATCAAGCAATTCCTAGTGGAAATGCAACTCCTGGAACCCTTAAGCAGGGAGACGAGCCTGAAGTGAAGGATGAACAGGAAGTTGTTGCCGAGGACGAAAAAGCAACTGAGGAAGTAGTTGCTGAAGAACCTACTAAAGAGGAAGAAGTTGTTTCTGAAGAAGAGACTTCTACCGAAGAAGTAGTTGCCGAGGAAGAGAAATCTGAGGAAGAAGTTGTTGCCGAAGATAAGATTGACGTTGAGGAAGATCTCAATGCTCTTATTGCTGGTGAAGAACTTTCTGAAGAGTTCCAAGAAAAGGCACGTACAATTTTTGAAACTGCTATTAAGAGCAAAGTTTCAGAAATGAAAGAAGAACTTAAGTCTGAGTACGAAAAATCTCTAATAGAAGAAGTTGCAACTGTTAAAGAAGAACTTTCTAGTAGAGCTGATTCATATCTAGAATACGTTGCTCAAGAATGGTTGGAAGAGAATCAACTTGCTGTTGAGCACGGACTTAAAACAGAAATGACCGAATCATTCCTTTCTGGAATGAAGGGTCTATTTGAAGATCATTATGTAACAATCCCTGAAGACAAATATGATGTTCTCCATAGTATGGTAGAAAAACTTGATGAGATGGAAGATAAACTCAACGAGCAAATCAATAAAAACGTTGCTCTAAACAAAAGGTTATCAGAATCGACTGCTGATGTAATCCTAGCGGATGTGTCAGAAGGTCTTGCAGTTTCCCAAAAGGAAAAACTTGCTTCTCTTGCCGAAAATGTTGAGTTTGATAGTGAAGAAACCTATCGTGAGAAGCTAGTGAAGTTGAGAGAATCATATTTCCCAGCAAATCCTAGTACTCAAAGAAACAATTCAGAGACAATTTCTGAAGGAACTGAGGCACCTCAAGCAGCACCGTCTGGCTTGATGGAAAGTTATCTTCAAACTCTGGGCAGAGTTTCGAAAAAGTGATTTTTAAATTATAGATCAAACTAAAACTTTATACAGGTAAAATCAAATGCAAGCGTTCAATGCTGAACAACTGCAGGAGAAGTGGGCACCCGTTCTAGACCATGATGGTTTAGATGAGATTAAAGATTCTCATAAGAGAATGGTTACCGCAGTTCTTCTGGAGAACCAAGAAAAAACTTTAAAAGAGGAAGCTGAATTTCTCTCCGAAGCAGCTCCTACAAACTCTACTAGTTCTACTAGTATCAAAAACTTCGACCCAGTGCTTATCAGCCTGATTCGTCGTGCAATGCCAAACTTGGTCGCATATGACCTAGCTGGTGTTCAACCAATGAATGGTCCTACTGGACTTATCTTCGCAATGCGTTCACGTTATGCTTCACAAACTGGAGAAGAAGCATTCTACAACGAAGCAGATACTGCATTCTCTGGTCAGTCATACGGATTCAATAAGACTTCTGGATGGACTGGTGGATCAGTTGGTTTGGGTACAACTAACCAACAGGGTACTAACCCAGGTGCTCTTGACGGCACATTCCCTGCTACTGCTGATGCTACTACCTACAACGTAGGTGAAGGCATGACCACTGGTGAGGCTGAGGCTCTTGGAGATGCCAGTGCTAACAATTTCAACGAGATGGCATTCTCGATTGAGAAAGTTACCGTTACTGCGAAGTCACGTGCACTAAAAGCTGAGTACTCACTAGAGCTTGCTCAAGACTTGAAAGCAATCCACGGATTGAATGCAGAGGCAGAACTTGCCAACATTCTTTCTACTGAGATTCTTGCTGAAATCAACAGAGAAGTTATTCGTACCATTTATAACGTTGCTGTTCCTGGTGCTCAGGCTAACGTCGCAACTGGTGGTACATTCGACCTAGACATCGACTCTAACGGAAGATGGTCGGTTGAGAAGTTCAAAGGTCTCATTTTCCAGATGGAAAGAGATGCCAATGCCATCGCACAGCAAACTCGTCGCGGAAAGGGTAATATGATCCTTTGCTCTGCTGACGTTGCTTCTGCACTCACCATGGCAGGTGTTCTGGATTATACCCCAGCACTTAATGCTAACCTCAACGTTGATGACACAGGCAATACCTTTGCTGGTGTACTTCAAGGTAAGTATCGTGTATACATCGATCCTTATGCTGCTAACGTTGCTGCTAACCAGTACTACGTTTGTGGTTATAAAGGTTCTTCACCTTATGACGCAGGACTGTTCTACTGCCCATACGTTCCTCTACAGATGGTTCGTGCAGTTGGCGAGAACACATTCCAGCCAAAAATCGGGTTTAAGACTCGTTACGGAATCGTTGCTAACCCATTCGCCCGTGGCGCATCTCTCGATAATCCTGGTGTTATCGCACGTAATAGTAACAAGTACTATCGTCGTGTTAAGGTCACAAACCTTATGTAAGAAGAAAGGATATATTTCCTTTATTCCAAAGAGTCTCCTTCGGGGGACTCTTTTTTTTAGCTGTTGACAGATTGAAAATATTATAGTACTATATACTTTATGGACAGACTCGTTTTGTCTAGATCGTGTATCTCTGAAACATGGGATTGGCGATTCAAAATAAGCAAACACTACAAACGGAGTTCGTTACATGACGAATTTATTAAACCCTTGGCAGGGGGTTATTAAACTGCTGTCTCTTGTTGCTGGATTTATTCAAGCAGGAATTTCTGGGATACGAAAGAAATTCACAAAAGACGATTTTCTTCCAGTTGTGTATGTTAGACTGGGGGATCTTAAAGTTGATAAGAAATATCAGAGATTGGTTAATCTGAATTTTATCAAAAAGGCTAAGAAGTTCAGACCTGAACTTGTTAAACCTCTCACTGTTTTCAAAAGACCCAATGGTGATTTATTCATCGTTGATGGACAACATACCGCCTGTTTAGCAGGTGTGTATGTTGAAGATGCTGAAAACTTTGAATTACCTTGTCAAATACAAGTACATCCTGCAGACTTTACACCTGAACAGTGTGAAGAGAAGGAAGCAGAATATTTCAAGCAATTTAATTTCTTGAGAAATAATGTTGGTACTATTGAAAAACTTCGTGCAGATATTGCTCGTGGTGTTCAATCTGCTTTAAATATGCTTTCAAATCTTGAAATATTGGGAGTACATGTTGAAGGTATAGGTGATGAAAATGGAGATGAACTTTTTGGTTATGAAAAACTAAAAGTTTGCATTGGTAAGTATGGCAATAGTTATACTAAACGTGCAGTTGATCTCTGTAAGTATCATAACAACCGTAAAGAATCTACTAAGTGGAAGAAACCACTTGATGGAAGTATGGTTTTCGGACTTGCTGCAACATACCATTTCATAGACAACTATGTGGGTAAAGAAGGTAAGTGTGAAGGTTTTAATAAATACCTTTCCAACCAATTGGCACTAAAAACCATTACAGAATGGAAATTTAAGAGTGCTGGTGTAATTCAAGATGAATTAATTGCAGAACGTATCGTTAGACACTATAATGATGCTGTTGGATTTGGTTCCATCAATGCACCTACAATTGGTGTTGATGATAAGAGTGTTTTTCAAGAATGGTTGAAAGATCCTATTCATAGTAAAAAACAACAAAGCGATTGATTATGGAGGGGCTAACCACCCCTCTTTTTTTGTCTAAATACAAATAAAAGTAGTAATACCATGAAACCTACTCCAAAAGAACATCAAGAGGCACTTGACCGTCATGCTAGAATAGTGAAACATTTAATTGATGAAGGATATGCTGAGAATGAAGATTCTGCTGATAAGATTATTATGGGTATGAGTGAACAGTGGTTTAATATTATTATTGACTAATGAAAGAATTTGATAAATTTATTGAAGAGGCATCTGCAAAGAGATGTCCACAAGGCCAATATTGGTGCTATACTGATAAAAAATGTAAAAAAATACCCCATGGATACCATATAGGTCGTGGGGGTTATATTGAACCAGATGAGGATGGTAAGAAAAATGGGTCCAATAACGGTAATGGAAGTAGTAATGGCAATAATGGCTCCTCCGATTCTTCTGGCAGTGGTAATGGCAGTGGCAACGGCGGTGGAGGTAACGGAGGATAAAAATGGCAACAGCATTTGATAATCAAATATCAAATAGGAATTTTTTATCTCCAGTTGGATTT